CTTTTCTGCTTGAAGCTCTGAAGCATAACGATTGAAGATTCCTCGCTCACCGGAGTGAGATTCATAGATGTTAGACCATTCACGCATGAACTGACCAACGTCAGGCTTTACCTCGTAGACAGCACTGTTGTTAGCTAAGGCTCGTTGCCCGTTACCGTCCCACCAGTTGCCTGCCTTAGCGTGAGCCATACGGTCATCGCCGAGGTCAGACAGGGAGATCATAGCACTACGGCGCACTCCGCCCACGACGACAACTTCCCCGATCTTACAGAGAATATCATGACACTCGATGGTGTGTAACTTACGCCCCACAGCTCCTTTGAACTTGGAGATAACATATTTAAACAACTCCACCAAAGGCTCGGGTCCACTTGCCCGTCCACCGAAGGTTTTAAGGCGTGTACCGGCAGGACGAACTGCGGAAACATCCCACTTCGGGATCTCACCGGCGTAGAGGAGAGCAATGATCTGACGGAGAGCCTTTGCCCATCCTTCCTTGGAGTCTTTAACAACAATAGTAGTATTGCTGTCGTACAGCTTTTCAGGAATCTCTGGTAGTTTGTTAACATATTTCTGCTCCACGCTAAAGCCCACACCTGTGCCACACAAGAGGATGTACATAGCCTCGTCAAAGGCTTTGGGATCATCAATGGGCAGATACGAGCAGTTATAACCAGCAATGTTCTGGCGCTCCAGAGCCTCGCCAGCAGTCATAATTGACCGCATAGAAGGGAGGACTTCTAGGTTTTCAACTGCAGTTTGAAGCTCGTGTCGAAGTGCTGGATTCATCTTATATTGATGCTTATCCTCAAGATGTTTTTCCATAAAGTTGAAATACCGTTCAACTGTTTCAGGCCAGTGCTCTCGTCGTCCTTTATCGTCTAGGAACCGTGAATAGCGGCTCTTCGAGATATATTCTTGGTAACTATTCATCTGTGTCATTTTATTCCTTATGTTATTTTTAGGGGACAGGTATTTTAATAGGCTTCGATCATTTTGTCAAGATACCAGCGGGCTTTCTTTAGGTCTTCTTTACCGTTTTTGTCCATAAAACGCATCAAATACTGCATCATTTGAACATAATCGGCTGCAAACATATAAGAGTGTCCCATAGATGACAGTTCAAACTTTTGAGTCAGTTTTTCAATGACATCCCGCACTTCAATGCCTTTTTCCTCAAAAAGCATATAGTGCCTGGGTTTTTCAACAGTATCGTACTGTTCTTTCTTTTCCGGTAAACCAAGTGATCGCATATAGTCCTCAATCTCCTGAACTGTTGTGGAGTGTATTGGTGTCCAACTGTCCATATTTCTTCTCCAAGTATTCAATGCTTAGAAACATTTCATCAAAGTGTCCATCTTGAACCTCGTTCATCACGAGAAGGCCCCGCCAATGACGGTTACTAAGCTGATCCATATAACTCTCATCGTGCAGATAATAACTACCAACCACAATAGCTGTGATAGGTCGCCCATCAGCTCGTTTACCATAGGCGACTTGCTTTCCTTGTTGGTGTCCAGCAACACACGACATATGTAGCTTACTGATAATAGCAGCAGGAGACGATGCAGGTCTGCCCATAGCACCGACAGGCCAGTAATGGTTAAAACCAACACCATTAATGAAAACAGGATGTAAGAACCCATGTACTTCCCAGTCAGATTCATAGCCTAAGTCCTTTGTTGAGATCAACCCTTCAAGGGTGGGATTGTTGTTAACAGCCCTATCAATACGATTCTCATGGTTGCCCAGAGTCAGAACCATTCGAGGCTTGTAGACCTTCTCTTTGTTCTTTTTTTGACGATTTTGTAGGTACTTAAGAGGATCTAGTAACATTTTCATAGCCTGCTTCGCAATGTCGATATCAGACTTGTACCTAAGCCCTTCAAAATACTTGGAGCCTTTAATATCGTGGGAAGACAGACTAGGCATATCAGCAAAGTCCCCGAGGTTAACAACAACGTCAGGCCGGTAATCCGTAATAGCCTGACCAGCCCAAGTAAGATGCTCCAGAGGAACACCTTGCTTGACTTGACAATCCGGTATAACAAGGATTCTCATTCTTCGTAATGGGAAAATATTTCTTGAGGTTGATGCTCACCGCCATTGTTAAGCTCTGGGTGCTCAGCCAGAAGTTTTAGAAAATCGTTTTTCTTTAGTTCACGCCCAGGAGCTGGTGAAACATCATGGTCAAACATCGGGAAGTTAACCGCATAGAATACGTTTTCTCTGATCGAGTAGCCATAATGCAGTTCTAGCACCTTGATGAGATCTTCTAGCATCTGCATCCATGTAGTACAAGAATAGCTCATACGTTGCTGGATGTATTGGTCAGGGAAATCAGACAGATCAGAGTTATCTTGGTCTATGCTGATACTTACAGTGGTGTCTTTTTGGTTCATAGGTTTCTCCTGTTGAATTTGATGAAAATAGTCTTCAAGCTCCATTAAGTACCTCCTCTAGCGAAGGAAAATGTTCAAAGATTATATCTCGACATTGTTCCGCTACCTCACGATGCTCCTTCTGTGTTGCTTTATCGCAACGAATCTCAATGTAATGAATCCAGCTACGCAGGGTTCCATTCATGTACAGTTTAGAACCTGTGAGACCTTCTGGCAGAAGTGCTCGTGCTACCTCTTTAGCGATACCTTTATTGAGAGCAGCCTCGTACAGAAACTCAGCTTCCTTGGTCAGTCGTTGCTGCACTCCATCCCACCAAGTGGCTAGATAACGATCATTCTCGTTGCCATAGATGTCTAGGGCTAGGCTATTCTGGCGATTAACCATGTCCTGCTTACGGCACTCACGAGTCTCAAAAGCCTCTGCCGTAGCATAACGCTGGCTGAACTCCTGAAAGCTAAAGCTCCGATGTCTCAGTATCTGACGAGCAATGTCCCTGGTGGTTTCAATCTCCATGCAGACATTGACCATCTCGAACGGACTCCAGTGCTTGTTCTTAACCAAGTACTTGAGAAGTTTTGAAGCCGTCTGAGGGTTGTTCTGGTTCGCTGGGTTGCTCACCCGAGCCATGTACGCTATCTTCTCCTCCGCTTGGGGAGTCAACCATATCAAGTTTACCTGGGTCATAGTTTGATCCTTCTTGCGCTGCTAAAATCAGTGCTTTCATAATTACAGTACGAATAATGTCTGATGTTTCTTCTGAAGATAGGTGCAGGGTATAATCTGCTGATCCATCTTCATTTTCCTTGACTAGTTTGAATTCCATTTCTAAAACTCCTTATAAAATAATCAGCATCAACGATAACAAGAGGTTTACACTGGTTCTGTTTAATAAAGACAACAGGCTCATGCGTCCCGTGTGAGCAGGCTTGGTTATAGAAGTCATACACGGCAATACGAGCATAACTCTTACATTCAATCTGCCAGGGATAGATCTTACGAGCCGCAGGAGACAGCATAACATCCTCTCCAGAGGCTCCCATTGAGGTAGACTTAACATCGTCCCCTTCAAGCTCTGGAGCGTGTTCTAGGAGCCTTGCTGCTGCCCACTTCTGTAGGTTCCTTCCCTTTGCCTTTGCGCTACTGGTTTTCAAGCTTTAGTCCTCTCGTATTGATGCAACAACGATCCAAAAGCATCAGTGTATTCTTCATCATGGTTAGTCTTACCCATCGTGAACAGGATTGCATGAACCAGCTCGTGGCAAAAGGTCTGCTGAGTCATCTGCTCATTCATTCCTGATCGGATGATGATTTCTTGGGTTCCTGGATTGCAGAGTCCGTACTCGGTAATTCCCTCAACGTACCTGACTGTCCAGTCGAATCCTGCGAGGGTAAAGGAGGAAGCCACAGCTGGTTTGGGTGTCGTCTTAACCATAACAGTACACCGTTTTCGGTAACTCGCTCAATATTACCATCATACGCTTTAACACAAGCATCATAAAAAGTCCTTTCGGTCGTGCAGTTTTCCAGTATTTTAGCCGCTTTTACAGGCCCAATCCCCTTGATCCCGAGGATATTGTCTGTTCGATCTCCGGTCAGAATCTGAGTGTAAAAACTACGGATTCCTTCCTCTTCCGTGACATAGTACTTTTCCTTCTTGACGAAGTTATAGTGCCAGCCTTGGACCTGATCGAAGTCTTTATCAATCGAGACTATCCAGCATTTGTCCTGCTCTTTCGTGGCTTCGATGGCGATTGCGTCATCGGCTTCTTGTCCTTCGACGAGTTCTGCTCCGAGTCGCTGGAGGTAGGCTCTGAGGGCATCGTAGTGTTTGGGCTTTTGGAAGTCTTTTCGGTTTCCCTTGTATGGGGCTGTGGTCGCCACCATTTGTCGAAAATTCCCCTTGCCGGTGAGATAGGCTTTATAGTCATCGCAATTTAGTTCCGTAAAAACTATTTCAAAGATGAGTTCTTTAGCTCTTGCAAAACAGATTTCCTCTGTCTCTTCTTCAGACGCAAACGCTACCCGATAAACGATAACGTCTGCGTCTATAAGAGCTAACTTAGGAAGCTCAGATGAGATCGTCATCTTCTTGCTTAGCATCAGGTACGTAGGTCTTCACCTCAGTAACCTTCAGGGCAGTCTTCTCAGAGTTACCCACGATGCTCGGTGAGAGACCGAACTTAGCACTCATCTTGTGCTTGTATGCAGTCACCAGTGCCTCGCACTTGGAGCCATTGCCCAAAGCATCAACAGCAATAAAGTTACCATCAGCGTCAGTGGGTTTAAACAAAAACTTGCTCTTGACAACAATGTAGTTACCTTGGGAGTCCTTGTACTTGACTCGGATACCCAGGCCCGTAAGCTTGGCTACGTCAGCGTCAGAGATATTACCGATGGTACACTCGTAACGGTCATTGTCCTCATTAAAAGCTTTATTGAATTCAGCCATCCACTTAGACCAGAATAGCTCTCCAGAGATTTTAACGGGTTTAAGATCACTCATTTTTCAATTCCTTTGAAAGTTAATAAAATGCCTGTCTTTCCAGGCTGTCAATTCAGGAACTTCGGAGGTTCTTCCCCCAAAGACTCCATGTAATTCAATGCTGCTGCAAAAATAAGATAGATTTGCTCCAGATCAAGATTAGCAGTATGAGACACTTTGAAGCTATCTTCGGTGACATCAATGATGATTCTAGCATCAAAATCCTCAGTGGGTTTCTCGCCAGTTGGCTCCATATTTGTATTCTCCGTCCAGAGGACAACGTAGTTTGTAAAAGACACCAGCTTCAATGATGGACTGCTTTGCAGCCTCTCCAGTCACCTCAGCCAACTGAGCAGGAACCTCGAATTGGAACTCATCGTGGACATTGGCGACTAGCTTCACAGGCCACTTGTTGAGCTTGATTTTATCATTAAAAATCACCAGTGCTTTCTTCATCACAATAGCCCCTGCTCCTTGTAGGAGACTGTTAAGGGCTGCGTGTTCAGACCGTACCCAAATCTTACGTCCATCAAGCCCTGGAACATAACCTTTAACTGCATATTTTGATACAGTATTCATCAATCGTCCTAGCGCAGGTGTCTGTTTAAGAAATTTCTCTTTCAATAATGCACCGTCTTTAGCACTACCTCCAACAAGAGAACCGATTTTTGAATCACCTGCGCCGTACATCCAGCTATAAATAAATGTCTTTGCTTGATCCCTCGTCTGAAGTCCTGCTGCTTTCTGATTAATAGTATGGATGTCAGTCCCATCCTTTGATGAACCTTCGGTAACTGTCTTTACATAATTATCATCCTTCATGTAATGTGCAAGCATACGTAGCTCAAGACCGCTAGCGTCACAGCCAACCAATACATTACCGTTTTCTACCGTCCAACATTGTCTACATTCAGGGCCATACAAGCTACCAGCATTAGGAATCTGAGCCATGTTAGGCTTAGAGTGAGTCATGCGTCCTGTCACCGCCCCGTTGGTGATGACCTTACCGTGTACTCGTCCGTCTGGTCCCATAGCCTCTAACCACGATTCTACCTGAGCAATTCGCTTCTGAAGCAACAAGTATTCTGCAATCAGTTTAGCTTCAGGTATATTCACATCCATCAGTACAACTTCATCAACGATTGGTTGTCCTGTCTCAGTGAACTTCTTGGGCTTCCATCCTAGCTCTTGGAGCTTTTCTCCGATCTGCTTTCGTGATCCTGGGTTGAAGGGTTCGATAATGTCGTCAAGAGGCTTGCCGTTACGTTTGTGGACTCGTCCTGTGGTGACTTTGGGAGGCCATCTCTCTTGCATCTTTTCATATATTCCAGCCAGTTTTGTCTTGAGGTCAGTAAGTAAACAGGTTGCATGGATTGTGTCCAGTTTGAATCCGTTACGCTCTTGTTGAGCAATGATTGCTGCTACTTGATGCTCTAGCTCCAGGGACTCTGGAGAGAATCCCTTCTTCTCTAGCTCTTGTGTCAGAAACTCATACGTTTTTTCCAAAACGTCAACATCTCTCTTGCAATAATGTACCAAAAGACTGTCAATGGGTTTATCAAAACATTCACCGGGATACTCCTCTCGTCTGTCCATCATCCAAGACCACACAGCAGCATAGTCAATCTTTGGAATACCGCTCTGCTTTCCGTAGCTTTCCAAGCTGTGTCCGCTCTCTCTCGTTGGCTCTAAGAGCCTGCTTGCTACTAATGTGTCGTATGTTCTCTTCAATCCGATCCTCGTCTTCCATAACCTGTTCAAGTGAAAGAAATCGAAGGCGATCCCATTGTGAGCTATCAGGAGTGTAGCCTTGCTTAGATAGTCGTTTAGGCCATTTGGATTTTTCCATACTTTAACTTCTCCAGTTTCAAGGTGTTTTGTGACGCACAAATGGATCGTATTGTGTGACAGGTTCGTTTCTATGTCCAGCGCAACTTTCATGCGATGCTTTCAGTTCTTCGTATTGATGGATAAGAGTCTGATACTTCGATTGTAACTCATAATACTTGGATTCTAGATCCATCATTCTTCCTACGAGTTGATCGAGTGTCATCATTTTAGGTTCATCCATAGCCCCACCTGAGCAAAAGCGTAACCAACCCAGATCATACCGTTAGGTAGATCCCCCTTGAGCCACTGGAGAGTACCTACGATAGCGTAGCCCACCCCTGTAGCCCCTACAATGATGTGTTCAATCATTTTGATTGTCTTTCAATCGTTGTTCTAATCCTTGGATGCTTTTCTCTGTCCGTTTTGATTCTTCCAGATACTTCCTGGCATCATCCACGATCTTCTCTACGTCTTCTCTACCAAAGACAGCATCCCACCTACGTGCGTATTCCTCTTCCGAGATGCTGAATGGACGAGGACTGCTGCCTTTACCACCATCTGACTTGCTCATAGATCCTCCAGTTTAACTTCAAACATTCTACCAGTATCCACATCATAGCGCAGGTCACAGGCTGGCCCAGTGAGACCGCTGTAGCGGTTCTTCGCTACTGCTACCTTAGTGGTGTGCCTCTCAGTAGCGTCTGCGCTCATGGAGTTACGTTCTAGGGTAATCACAGCGTCTGAGAGCTGTGCAATGGCTCCTGAGCCTCGCAGCTGGCTTAGAGACACCGCCTGCCCGTCTTCGTGGCCTTGGTTGCCGTTAGGACGCTTCAGGTGAGATACAACAATCAAAGTAATGTTAAGTTCCTGCACCAGTGTACGCAGGCGAGTCATCATTACATCAATGGCCTTGCGCTCGTCTCCGTTATCTTGACCAGAAATGATGATAGATAAATGATCGAGAAATACAATCCGACAATCACAAGCCTTTGCCATGTACCGGATGCGATTAATAATGTTATCAGCAGAAGTGCTACCGAAATGGTCAAAAAGATAAATACGATCAGTCCCAAGAGTATGCTGGAAAGCATCGTGTAACTCCTCTGTTGATACTTTGGTGTCTGGCAGGTGCAGGAGCTTGTTAGCTCTGAGACTCATAATGCTCCTGGCAGTCTTTCGTACAGATTCCTCCAAGAACATACCGCCAATGTTCCACTTCGTGGTGTTCAGAATATGGTAGAGGATCTCTCGCAGGAACTGACTCTTACCCAGTCCAGAGCCTGCGGTGACTGTAACGAGTTCAGCAGGACGGAACCCATACAGCAGAGAGTTCAGTCCCTTGAAGGGATACAGAGCCTCCGCAGGTTGCTCTGGTTTGCTTACTTCATCCCAGAGTGACGAGGCAGCAACAATTCCGTCAGGGACATACGTCTCAGCCTTCCACCAAGAATCGACAAAAGACTTCGTTTCACCAGATTTAAGATAATCACAGGCATCCTTACAGTTTTGAATATGTTTAACAATCTTAGCCTTAACACCGAACAGTTCAGCTACCTCCTCTGCGGCCTTCTTCCCAGGCTCATCAGCATCAAAGCAGATCACCACGCTATCAAAGGAGTCCAGCCATTCAAAGTTAGCCTTACAGTCCTTCAGGGCACTCTGAGCACCATTCTTGATCGATACCACAGGCCACTTGCTGCCTAGCATCTGGAAGGCCGCTAGTGCGTCCAGTTCACCCTCCACCAGCGTGACGTACTTGCCTCCCTTGTGGAACAGGGATTGACCGAACAAGGTAGATTTACCCCAATGTCCCTCCACCGAGAAGGTCTTATTAGCCACTGTACGCACCTTGGAGGCCACATAAGCGCCAGTCTCATCAGCATACGGATAGATATGCTTCTGACCCGTCTGAGTGACCTTGTAGTGCTCACAGGTGTCCCTGGTGATCCCTCGGTCTGGGATCGGTTTAACTTCGCCTTCTGTTTTCATGGCATTCGCTCGGTTAATTGCTTCTTTCCATCGTTCTTTATCCTCGTGGGAGGATTCAGATTCTATCACTCCACAGGCAAAGCAGTAGGTGTGGCCATCACTGTAGAGAGCATTGGCGTCAGAGGAGCCGCAGTGCTCGCAGGCGATATGCCTAACGAATTCTGAGGTTGTTTCATGTAGCATATTAATTCCTTGAGTATTCGCCTCGATAGCGTCAGCGATCTGTCGCTTGCGCCATCCCTGGGCTGTTATGGTCACTTAAATCCCCTCATTTGAGCCTTTATTTCCTGTAGGACTATCTCTGCCCCTACCCCATAGTTTTCATGCGATCCTAGGGTGCTTTTAATCGATTCTAGGAGCATTCTATTGCTCACCGCTTCCTCGGCACACTTCAGCAGGAAAGATTCCTCCGGCAATGTGTATTCCATGATGACTTTCATAAGTACTCCAGTGTCACTTAAGTGACAGTTTAATGATGGTTAAGACAAAAACAAAGAAAGACAACAACATTAGATGTCTTCCTCTAATTTGTTACCCTTGGCTTCTTCTCTCTGGATTTTCATGTTTCCAACGTCTGCAAGGACGTTATCCATGCCGTATTTGTCAAAAATATCGACAATATCATTGATTGTAGACCAATACCATGATTCTTCAATCAATTGCATCAATTCATCAGTGCTTTCGTTTTCCATGGTGTACCCCTTTATCTTTAAAGTTAATTTAAGACAATAAACATTAATGATTTATTAATCATTGATGTCTTCTATGCTTCTAAGTACTCTATAGTTATTATATAGTACGTCTTCTGTCCCTTCGGTGCTCAGATGGTCATCAAAGTCCCCTACAGTAGCAAGGTCTTTACGTTCTGAGACCGGCAGATGGGTGTCAATTGACACAAAACAGGGGTTGCAAAGGTCAAAATACACGCTGGTGTGTCTTATCCTCCTGGTTGATTCAAAATCAGTTAAAATTTCATTACAGCATTGACAACGCATAGTGTCTCCTCAAAATCCTCGATTTTAGCCGTTTTTAGGCGTTGTGGCTACCCACCCCTTAACCACCTCAAAATAATCGCTCCTGGGCCCGTTTAAGGGCCTTCCTGGGCTATTCTAGAGCCCTATCGGGCATGACAATCAGAGACTTGGTGATTTTCTTGCGATGATAGTCTTCCCGGAAGCACACAAAGTCATCTGGGCCAACCTTGGCAACATAGGCGTCCGAGTGCTTAGTCGAATAGCATCGGGATTGTGCTCCCTGGTTCTCAATATCATTGAAATGGGTACTCAATCGGTATCCAATGACCCCGGACAGGGCTACGGCAGTGACAGACCCCAAAAGCCAGATAGTTTGCTCAGTATTGCTCATTCCGTTCCCTTTCAATGTGTTTAAGGTAGGCATCCAAGGCCATATCAACGTAGATAGTATCCATGACAGGCATAATGTCAACGTTTCCAACGTAGATAGCTTCAACGTACGGGTCTGCCCATTCATATTCGCTGTTGCATTTTGCATCATATCGCCAATGGTACTCAAAGGCGATAGTGACATCCACCGGAGAATTGAGGTCTGGCGGTGTCCATTCAAAGATTACAGTATTTAATGTGTTCATATAGGTGAATCCTCAGCGTCTGATGGATAAGGGACAAAACCTTTAGGGTCTTGGTAGGGTTTCAGGGGTTGAGTAGGGAAGGGCCAATAGGGATCAGTCATGCTCTGCTCCTGTCAATTCAATATGTGAACCTCGCATGCCTGCAACATAGCACCGCATGGCGGCTATTAATGGACTATCGCCAGGAAAATCCATAGGGAGAGAAAAAGACGAATAAGCGAACCACTGCTCATCCCGCAGAAATATCTCGATCTTTTCCCTCTCAATGATAGGGCCACCATATGCCCAGTCTGTCGAATATTCGGCCCAGGTTTCATCCTTTTTTAATGCTAGTCCTTCACAGTTTGCAACTGCTAGATCCAAAGCATCTCCGTTTAATTCGTTTATTTTCATGGTTCAATTCTCCAACTAAAACAATTTAGCCCATGAATCGCATACAGTATGCTGTACGCCATCAGGCAGGGTTATAATTTCATAGGCGGCGGCTTGGACGAATGAGCCGTTTTCCCCGTCATCCCATATGTTAACGTCAATCTTGCCCTCTAGTTCAGGGATAGAGTCGTCCATCGTGAACCAGTTGTCACCCTCATATGATCCCCTGTCCATCATATCCCAAAGGCGCTCATAAGCCCATACAGTCAATTTGCGGGTCTGTTCTTCTGTAAGATCAAGCATTGTCGGTCTCCTCAGCATATTCTTCGATCATATGTTTGGCGATTTCGTACCAGTTAACCTCCTTCAAGAAAGCGAGTGCATAGTCAACGGCAATATTACCCTCTCCTCCTCCCATGTCATAAATGAGGCCTTCGGTGTATTCTTTCAGGTTTTCAGGCAAGAGGTCTTCCATGTCTGCTTGATTGTCGCTGAAATAATCGTAAGGGTCGAATCCATCGAAAATCTCCAGGTTAACCCGCCAAGTAGCGTAGTTTGTCCATCCATTGTAGGTTTTATCGCTCATGTGCATATCCTTTGCAAGTGTGAATTATGCGAGGGTGTGGTTAACGTGGAATGCTTCATTGTGGGTTGAATCGTCCCATTGTTCAATGAATGCACAAGTAGCCCCAGAATGGCTATCATAGCGGGTTGAATCCCCCATATCATGGGTTTTACGAAAGCCTAATCCAGAATCCCGATTGATTCGGACAACAGCGCCCCGAATTGTGGAGGCTTTGACCTTATGGCGTGTGACCCAAGAATAGTTCGCCTCGCCTCCAAAGGTATCGGTGATTTCAACAAAAAAATGTGTCATGGTATCAATCCTCGATAAGTGTGAATCGGTGCAACAGCGCACCCGATAGCCCCCATCAGAGACTATCAGTTGACCTGTCAGTTAAGGGTAGATAAACCGAAATTGATCCCCTATCACTTCAAGACACCCTTTTCGCTTAAGTCCCTCAACTGCACGGACTGTATCACGATCCTGTGCAAATGTATGCCACCCACGATAGGTGCTAGCAAAGCTCAACAGTTTGCATTGGTGTTTACCCACCGCCTTGATCGGAAGGGTTTTACCGTAATAAATCGTCATTGTGGTCATGGTTTCCCTCACTTGGTTAGAATGTCAAAGTAAGCCAGAGCCGCCATTGTCAGGCAGAGGCCAATGGCGACGGCTAGGATGTAGTCTAGGATGGATTCTTTCATGGTTTGCTCCGTTGGTGATGGTTTCATTGTAGCCAGCCCTGAAGGGCTGACAATAGGTGTTTACCCTTGGTTATTGAGACGATATGCGTACGCCAGGGCACGACTGACAGAGCGCATGAGTGCTTTGGTTTCGTCATACTCGTCACCAACAGCCCAGGCCAGTTTGCGGTTTAGTGTGGCATATTGCTCATTGAGCACATTGATGATGGTTTCCTGAGCGGTCAGGGACTGGATAGCTTGAGTGCGGTTCATGTGCGGATCCTTTGCATGTCTGACAGAACCCTGTGCTCTGTCATTGGTTCTACTGTAACACCCCCTTCCAGGACTGCACATTAGGGAAAACCCTAGGTTTGCCTATCTTTACATATCTTTACATTAGACCGATTTAAACGCCCTTAGAGCGTTTTTCAGGGTTCAGGCTACCCTGGTATCAAAAATAGTTATCCACACCAGTAGTGGTACTTGTCCACAGTCTTAGGTCTTATATAAGACTGATAACCTGTGGATATCTTAGGCATAGATCTTGCATGGTACTATATAGCTGTACAGTATAGGGTTTACCCCTAGCCACCCAGGTGTACGTTATAGGCACCTACACCGCCCCTCACATGTGCCAATTGAGAACAATTCTCATTAAAGTTTCATGCACTATTGACCCGCTAGTCAGTAACTTGTGAGTAAGTACTGACACACTACCTATAGTGTCCTGGTAAGTGAGCACACACTACCTATAGCGTGTCACTAGTGAGTACTTACTAGCAATCGACATAGGGGGGAGGGGCGTGGCTTTAGTGTTTACTTTTGCGGATACCTCTAGCGTTCACAAAAAAGTAATAATTTAACATAATTATGCACTAAAAAGGTGCTAGACAGAATAATGTAAGTTATTGAAAAATAAAGACAAATAGACAAAAAAGAGCACAGAAGCTGAAAGATAAGAAAGGATGTACTTTGGAGGGCATCCGTGCACCCTGGAAGCGGGACTTTAAAGTGAAGACCTAAACAATAAAAGATAAATATTTACATAAAAAGCTTGACAAGTGCACAAAAGTATGCTAAAGTATCTTTAGAGTATACTTTAATGTACTTTAAAGCATTAATGTATACTTTAATGTACTCTAATGCGTTAAAGTAACTTTAATGTTAAATATTAATTATTAATAAATATATAAGATATACATTAAAGTACATTAAAGATATAGGGTACTCTAAGATTTTTGTCTTAACATCTCCTTGAAGGATAAAGATGGATGTAGAAACTAAGGATGATTTGTCTACCGTTAAGGTAGGGTCCAAAGGTGGGCGCTTAGGTAGACCAAAAAAATCAGATATTGTCTCCAAAAAGAAGGGGAATCGTGGGTTGGTTGGTCGTCCCGCCGGGGATGCGGCAAGGATTAATGAATTTAAGGCAAGGTTGCTTGGAACCACCGGAGATAAGGTTATAACCAAGATTATTGAAATTGCCATGAATGACGAGCATCCAGGTCAAATGGCTGCATTGAAGTTTGCTGGTGAGCGTATTCTGCCTATATCGGCTTTTGAGGCTGCTAAACAAGGTGGAGGTACTCCGACCATTCAAATTAACGTTTCGGGCCTTGTAGGGGCTTCTAGCAGCCTGCACGAGCCTATTACGGTCGTAGAAGACATCACGGATGTTGAGGTTAAGGAAAAATGACTGAACTTAACTTCGCTTTGCTCCGGTGGCAACAAGAGGTCTTTGGGTCTAAGAAGCGGTTTAAGGTTGTAGCAGCAGGTCGTCGATGTGGTAAGTCCCGGTTGTCTGCTGTAACCTTGTTGATTGAGGGTTTGAATTGTCCTGACGGTTCAGCGGTGATGTATATCGCCCCAACGCTGGGACAGGCTAGATCGATTATCTGGGATTTACTACACGAGCTTGGTAGGCCAGTGATTAAGTCCAGTCACGTGAACAACCTTGAGATCACGTTGGTAAACGGACGAAAGATTCTTGTACGAGGCGCTGATAATCCTGACTCTTTGCGTGGTATGTCTCTGACTTATGTGGTCTTGGACGAGTGTGCATTCGTTAAGCAGGATGTATGGGAAAAGATTATCCGAGCTTCTTTGTCTGACAAAAAGGGTAGAGCATTGTTTATTTCTACTCCTTCTGGCAGAAACTGGTTCTACGATGTGTTCAAGCTGGGACAAGAGGAAGATGAGGAGTGGAAGAGTTGGCACTTTACCACCAAGGACAATGAAACCATTGATCCGAAGGAAATTGAGGCTGCTCAGAAGACTCTCAGCTCTTTTGCCTTTAAGCAGGAATACCTAAGTTCCTTCGATACCGCAGGAGCTGACGTATTCAAGGAAGAATGGTTTAAGGAAGCGGAAGAACCTCAGTTCGGGGCTTATTATGTTGCAGTGGACTTGGCTGGATTTGAGGATGTGGCTAAGAATGCTGGGGCATCCAAGAAACGATTAGATGAAACTGCTATTGCTATTGTTAAGCTTTTGGATAACGGTGATTGGTGGGTTCATAGTATTGAGCATGGTCGATGGGACATTAGGCAGACTGCTGTCAATATTCTAAAAACCATAAGGGATTTCCAACCGAGTGCAATCGGTATTGAGCGAGGAGCATTGAAGAATGCTGTCTTACCTTACTTAAACGACTTGATGAGGAAGAATAACATCTATGCCCATATACATGATCTTACTCATGGAAACAAAAAGAAAGTGGACAGAGTTATCTGGTCACTACAAGGACGCTTGGAGCATGGTCGAATTACCTTTAACGAGGATGAAGATTGGACTGAGTTTAGGGATCAACTCATCATGTTCCCTACCAATGGTGTGCATGATGACCTAGTGGATGCTTTGAGTTATGTGGATCAGCTCGCGGTTGCTAACTACAACGCTGATTATGAGGAAGATGAGTTTGAAGTTCTTGACCCTATAAGCGGATATTGACATGATTAAACGTGGTAAAGAAGAATTTGAGGGCTATAACAAGCCCAAACGTACTCCAGGCCATCCGAGCAAGTCTCATGCTGTGCTCGCTAAGGATGGAGATGAAATTAAATTAATTCGCTTTGGTCAACAAGGCGTACAAGGTTCTCCTGAAGGATCGGCCCGTAACAAGGCTTTCAAGGCTCGACACGCACAGAATATCGCCAAGGGGCGCATGAGTGCGGCGTACTGGGCCAACAAAGTTAAATGGTAAGGAAACACAATGGAAGAAAATGAATACGAAGGCTACGAGGAACCGACCGAAGAAGAGAACGGTCTGGTAGATTTTGTTATCGAGCATACCAACCGTTGGCGTGACTACCGTGACACTAACTTTCTAGCTGACTGGGACGAGTACGAGCGTATCTTCCGTGGTCGCTGGAGTGCTCTTGATAAGACGAAAGAAACTGAGCGTAGTCGTCTGGTGTCTCCTGCAACGCAGCAGGCTATCGAGACCAGGCACGCTGAGGTCATGGAAGCCATCTTTGGTCAAGGCGAGTTCTTTGACATCAAAGACGACATCATGGATGTGAATGGTAATCCTCTTGATGTAGAAGATATCAAAGCAAAACTGAATGAAGATTTTAAACAAGACAAAATTATCAAAGCTATTGATGCTGTTGAACTCATGGCTGAGATCTATGGCACTGGCATTGGTGAGATTCTTGTCAAGGAAGTAACTGCCTTCCGTCCTGCTACTAAACCGATTCCTGGCGTGGCTGGTACAGCGGCTATCGGTGTTGAGGAATACAAGCGCATCAGTGTTCCGCTGAAGCCGGTTAATCCCCGTAACTTCCTGATTGACCCTAATGCGGACAGCATCGAGGATGCGCTCGGAGTGGCAATTGAGAAGTATGTCTCCATCCACAAAGTGGTTCAGAACATGGAGAATGGAACCTATAAGAAGGTTGACATTGGTTCTGATTATGGTCTACAAGAATTGGAACCTACTCAAGACGAGACTCAGTACCAGGATGATAAGGTCAAGCTGTTGACGTATTATGGTCTGGTTCCCCGTGAGTATCTTGAGGGCGAGCAAGAAGGTGAATTTGAGGAGCTGTTCCCTGAAGGATCAGAAGCTGAGGATTATGCCGATCTGGTGGAAGCCATTGTGGTGATCGCCAATGACGGTATCCTGTTGAAAGCTGAAGCAAACCCGTACATGATGAAGGATCGTCCCGTAGTGGCGTATCAAGACGATACGGTTCCTGGACGCTTCTGGGGTCGTGGGACGGCTGAGAAGGCTTACAACATGCAGAAGGCTATTGATAGCCAGTATCGCTCTATGTTGGACTCTATGGCCTTGACCACCGCCCCTATGGTGGCTATGGACGCTACCCGATTGCCTCGTGGCGCTAAGTTCGAAGTACGGCCTGGTAAGGCAATCCTGACCAACGGAGCACCTTCAGAAATCCTGATGCCGTTCAACTTTGGGCGCACTGACGGAACCAACGCTGCCGCAGCTCAGAACTTTGAGCGTATGCTGCTTCAGGCTACAGGTACTGTGGACGCATCTGGAATGCCTTCTAACGTGCCTCGGGATGCTGGCGCTAGCGGCATGAGCATGGTATTGGCTGGAATTATCAAGAAGTACAAGCGTACCTTGAGTAACTTCCAGGAAGACTTCCTGATTCCATTCATCAAGAAAGCTGCCTTCCGTTATATGCAGTTTGATCCTGAGCGTTATCCTTCTGTGGATATGAACTTCATCCCCACAGGTAATCTGGGGATTATGGCTCGTGAATATGAGCAACAACAGCTCATCGGGCTGCTACAGACGTTAGGGCCTGATACTCCGGTGCTACCGATCATCCTGAAAGGTATCCTGGCTAACAGTTCTCTGTCCAACAGGGCTGAACTTGTGCAGGCTTTGGACCAGATGAGCCAGCCAAATCCTGAGGCTCAGCAGGCTGCTATGCAGGCTCAGCAGATGGATATGGCATTGAAACAGGCTCAGACACAGGAATTGAGTGCTAAGGCCACTAAAGAGCAGGCGGAGGCCCAAAAGACCATGATTGAAGCTCAACTCCTGCCTGAAAAACACCGAGTTGACATCATTCAGGCTGCGGCAACGAACCTGGACAATGGCGGAGACTTCGAAAAGCGCCTAAAACTGGCTGACGTGATGCTAAAAGAGAAGCAAGTTAACCTAAAAGCCGCTGATATTGCCTCAAATGAGCGTATTGCGACCCTACAAATGATGAATAGAGCAAAAAAGGCTTGACAAAGTAGTCCTTTTATGTTAAATTAACGTTATTATTAACTACTAAGTTCTCCTAATGGACAAAGAACTACAAGTTTACTACGAAGAGATGTTTTCGATGATGGCTACCAAAGGGTGGTCATTGTTGATGGAAGATTTCCAAGCATTGAAGGCTAGTTTAAACGATTTATCTACTGTCGCGGACACACAAGATCTTTATTTCCGTAAAGGACAGTTAGATATTCTTAATCTGGTTCTCCAGCGTAAGGAAATATGTGAGAAAGCCTTTGAAGAGCTACAACATGAAGAGAATGTTTGAGTTCTGCTGTGAGGATTATCACGTAACCGAGGCTTATGTGGACGATAGTATCCGAGTAAGGGCTTGCCCAATCTGCTCACAAGATGCTAAACGCATAATCTCAACACCCATGTTTAAGTTGGAAGGGATTACAGGTCAATTCCCCACAGCTTATGACGCATGGGAGCGTAAAAGGGCTGAGAAATTAGCTGTTGAGCGCAAACAAAACGGAACGGAAAACATATAGTCGTTCCATTCTATAAATTATCCTAGAACCGTTTATCGGCAGGAGAGGTAAGTATGGCATTGATTGACGAAGAAATTGAGAAGCCGAGTGAGATCGAGGCTGAAGAGCAAAAGCAGATTCAAGAGGAGGTAACTCCTGAACCTGAAGTTCCCAAGATTCCTGAGAAATACTCAGGCAAGAGTCTGGAGGATATTGTGAAGATGCACCAAGAGGCTGAAAAGCTGATTGGAAGGCAGGCACAAGAAGTAGGAGAGATGCGTAAGCTCGCAGACCAGCTAATTCAGCAGAACCTCAATAAAGAGCAACCAGTTGCTAAACAAGAAACAGAGATTGACTTCTTTGAAGATCCGAAAACAGCGGTTCAAAAAGCAGTTGAGACTCATCCAGACATTATCGCTGCTCGTGAAGCTGCACAACAGTTCAAGAAGATGCAGACTCAGCAGTTGCTTCAACAGAAGCATCCTGATTTTGCAGAAGTGGTAGGGGATGGTGAGTTCCAGGAGTGGGTTAAAGCCTCTCCGATTCGTTTGAATATGTTTGCTATGGCAGACAGTCAATACGATTTTCAAGCTGCCGATGAATTGTTGAGTACTTTTAAGCAGATTCGTGGTGTTAAAGCCAAGCAGACCGCTGATGCAGGCAAACAGGTTCTTAAACAGAATCTAAAGGCTGCATCCGTTGACACTGGAGGTACTGGAGAGTCTTCAGCCAAAGTCTATCGCCGTGCTGACCTAATCCGGCTAAAGATGACTGATCCTGATCGTTATGAACAGCTTCAGCCAGAAATCATGAAAGCATACGCCGAAGGGCGTGTTCGATAATCAATTTTTAGGAGTTTTATAAAATGGCAAGTACTTTTTCCGGCGCAAATGCCGTAACCACCACCAGCGCAGCGAATTTTATTCCTGAAGTATGGAGTGATGAGATTGTTGCTGCGTACAAGAAGAACCTGGTTATGGCTAACCTGGTTAAGAAGATGAACTTCAAGGGCAAGAAAGGTGACACGATTCACATTCCTAGCCCCGCTCGTGGTTCTGCTTCTGCCAAGGCTGCTGCTAACACGGTTACCTTGATCGCTGAGAGCGACACCGACATCTCTGTGTCTATCAACAACCACTACGAATACTCTCGTTTGATCGAGGACATCGTGGAAGCTCAAGCTCTGTCGAGCCTGCGTGGTTTCTACACGGAAGATGCTGGCTACGCTCTGGCTAAGCAAGTTGACACCAGCCTGATCCAGTTGGGTCGTGGCGCTAACGGTTCCAACGCTGCTAACCAGCAATACTCTGGCGGTCTGATCGGTTCTACCGGCGCTGCTTACACCTACAGCTCGTCTAACGCTGCTGCTATCGCTGACGCTGGTATCCGTAAGGCTATCCAAGTGTTGGATGATAACGATGTTCCTATGGACGGTCGTTCTTTGGTTGTTCCCCCGGTTGCTCGTAACAGCATGTTGGGTATCGCTCGTTTCACCGAGCAAGCCTTCAAAGGCACGGGTTCTACCCTGATGAACGGTGAGTTCGGCGACATCTACGGTGTGAAAGTGTTCGTTTCTACGAACTGCGATACCACCGCTGCTACGACTCCCGACAAAGTGGCTCTGCTGTTCCAGCGTGACTTCGCTGTTCTGGTTGAGCAACTGGGCATCCGTTCGCAGACGCAGTACAAGCAGGAATTCCTGGGTACGTTGTTCACCGCTGATACGCTGTATGGTGTGTCTGAGTTGCGCGACAAGAACTGTGTTCCGCTGATCGTTCTGGCTTAATTATAACAAAGACTTAAGCTTGCACCCCTAAGGCTCCATCTCAAAAGGATGGAGTCCTTTTTAAAGAGCCCTACGGGGCTTTTCAGAAAGGAAACAGAATGGCTACATTTAAGATGATTCACAATGATGATCCCAATCGCTACGCTGTCGTAGTGCAGGAAGGGGACATCAAGAGTTTCCGTGATAACCCGGAGTGGGAAGAAGTATTTGAAGAAGTAAAAGAAGAGCCGAAGAAGAAAACCAAAGCTAAAGAAGAGTAAAATGGCTCAATTCACTTCAATGCCTGATATTAAGTTAACGGGGACTATTAACTTTGGCCCTAAGTTATCTGATATTGCTGGTTTAAAAACAAAAATAAATGGACAGGATTATTATTATCTTCCACAAGACTATATCCAAAAGGGTGTAACTGCTTCCGGTGATTTTGGTAGATCACCTGGAACTTATTTTAATCCTGGGTTTTTAAGCAGCACATTTCAACAAGAGTTAAAAGACAAAGGCACTTATGTTGATTTGTCTAATGTTCCAAATGTTGAAGCAGAAAATACTTACGGGGATTATTTAACTACAGCTGGACGATCTACTAAAGGGTATTTAGTCCCGATTAACGACACAACAAAAAATGTTGTTGAAAACTGGCAAAGAGCCAACTTAGGCCCAAACGGTGAAAGTGGCATTGTTGGTGTTGGTAACACTCCAGATGGTGTTGCCTATTTAAGAACCGACACGCAAGGTAAAGATCTTAGTTATACTCTACCAAATGGTCAGTCCTATCAGTGGAGCAAACCAAGCCAAACAACGTTCCAAAAGTTTATCTCTGATCTTGGCCCGTTGCCAACAATAGCTACCGCTATCTTTGCTCCTCAGTTCCTTCCTTTAGTTACAGGCGCTCAAACAGCTATTCAAGGCGGAGATCTTGGCGATGTTTTGAAAGCAGCCGGTACTTCTTATATTCTTCAACAAGGAACTAGCGCATTAGCCCCTGAAGTGGACCTTAATGCAGCAACTTCTGGATTTCAGGATGTATACGGCGGAGCACTTCCAATTGAAGATGTAGCTGCTGCTTTTGATACTGTTGGTCCTTTGGCTGATACAACAGCAGGCATGGATACAGCTTTTGTGCAGGACATGAGCCAAGGTATTGAGTCTTTAACACCCCAAGTTTCAGAAACTCTTGATACTGCGTTCTTACAAGACATGAGTCAAGGTATTCAACCTGTTGCTCCTCCAGAGAATCCTTTCCTTGCTGGTATGGAAGAAACCACAGCTACTGAGGGAGCTGGTGTAGCAGGTGCTGAGAATCCTACAGGTACGTACACTGGCGGTGCTAACTATCTGAGTGGAATGGAAGAGACTACCGCTACTGAAGGCGCTGGTGTTGCTGGAGCAGATAATCCTACCGGAACTACAGTAACTGTACCAGAATCAACTCAAGAAGCAACTAAGAATTTGACTCCTAAGCAGGCTTATCAGCTTTTAAAACTAGGTGCTGGTTTATTCGGCGGTGCTGGAGCTTTAACAGCGGCTGCTAAGGGACTCACAGGAGGAGCTGGAGCCTTAGGAGGTTTGATGGGCTCTTCTATGCCGTCAATTCAGGCTCCTACGCCCTTTACAGGCACGTATAGCGGCATGAATCCATACGATGCTGCTTATTTCCAGCAAGTGCAACAGAATTACAACAGATTGTTTCCAACAACTCCAGCCAATGTTGCTGGTCCATTGGAGTCCTGGTATCAGACTAAGTATGTACCGGATACGACAATCTCTAACAAATTGTTTGGAGTCTAAATGTGGGCTGACTTCCCGAAGTTTAAGCACCGTAAGCAAGCGATCTACCGTGGTCCTGGAGGCTCAGGAGATGCTACTGATGATGCAGCAAACGCAGCAGAACTGATTATTCAGAAGACTGACGAAGCGGCTGGTTATGCTGCTTCTGCGTCTACCTCAGCCACTAACGCTGCCGCTAGTGCTGCTTCTGCTGCTTCAAGCGCTTCTGGAGTAAGTTCTTCTGCGGCTGCTGCTGCTGCCTCGGCTGCTGCTGCTTTGGTGAGCGAGACTAACGCTGCCTCTAGTGCCTCTAGCGCAACTTCTAGTGCCTCTAGTGCTAGCTCTAGTGCTAGCACAGCCACTACAAAGGCTTCAGAAGCGTCTGCTAGTGCCTCTAGTGCCAGCTCTAGTGCATCGTCAGCGTCCACCAGTGCATCTAACGCTGCTACGAGTGCATCTAGTGCATCTTCCAGCGCTTCTAGTGCAAGTTCTAGTGCCTCTAGTGCTTCCACCAGTGCCGGTAATGCTGCCATCTCTGAGTCTAATGCAGCTGCTAGTGCTGCCAGTGCTTCTGCTACGTTAAGTTCTTCGTTGTTGAAGGCTAGTAATCTTTCAGACTTAACCAGTGCGTCTACGGCGCGTACTAATCTAGGTCTAGGGACAGCGGCTACGACTGCTTCTACGGATTATGCTACGGCTGCTCAAGGAACTAAAGCAGATACGGCTTACGGCTGGGGTAATCATGCTTCTGCTGGTTATTTGACCTCTGCAACGGCTGCAAGCACCTATGCTCCTTTGACGGGTACAGGCACTAGCGGTACGTGGGGTATATCGATTACAGGGAATGCTGCTACGGTTACGAATGGTTTGTATTCTACCGGATCGTATTCTAATCCTACGTGGTTGACTTCCATTTCTGGTTCAATTGTTAGTGGAAACATCAGCGGTAATGCTGCCAATGTAACTGGAACAGTAGCTATCGCTAATGGTGGTTCTGGGCAGACTACGGCGCAAGCAGCCATGAATGCTTTTGCTGCTGCTACTACGTCTGGTTATTACTTGCGTGGTAATGGTACTAACGTTGTGATGGCAGCTATTCAGGCCGCTGATGTGCCTACGCTGAATCAGAACACCACAGGGACTGCTGGAGGCTTGTCAGGGACTCCTAACATCACGGTAGGAACTGTTAGCGGGACTACGATAACGGCTTCTACGCAGTTCAGTGGTCCTGGTACTGGATTAACTGGCACTGCCTCTAGTTTGTCTATTGGCGGTAATGCTGCAACGGTCACTAACGGACTTTATTCAACTGGATCTTATTCTGACCCAACGTGGTTAACTACTTTGGCAGGATCTAAGATCACTGGCACTATTAATGGCGGCACATATTAAAGGAAAACTATGGCTTCTACTATCGTAACTAAAAACTCCAGCACTGCTTCTGCGGTTCCTGTCTCTGGAGACTTGACTCAAGGTGAACTTGCGGTTAACGTAACTGACAAGAAACTATACACCAAAGACAGCGGAGGCACTGTTGTCAAGCTGGTAGGTGGATTAGGTAACCAGGAAGCTAACGCAGTGGCTATCACTGGTGGTTCTATCAACGGAACCACTGTGGGGGCTACCACGGCTTCTACAGGTGCTTTTACCACGCTATCGGCTTCTTCCACAGTGTCTGGAACAGGCTTTTCAACTTACTTGGCATCACCGCCAGCCATTGGAGGCACTGCTGCTGCTGCCGGTTCTTTCACGACCTTGAGTGCATCTAGTACAACTACTTTGTCAGGCGGCACAGCCAACGGAGTAGCGTATCTCAACGGCTCCAAGGTAGTCACCACTGGTTCTGCGCTGACGTTTAACGGGACGAATTTGGGTGTTGGAACAAGTTCACCAGTTTTGCCGTTTGTTGTTTCTGCTTCGGGGGCGGCAGGTTTAGAGATAGACCCTTCTGGCGTAGACAGCGGCCCTTACTTTCAAGCCTACAACAGAAGCACTTCTGCGTTTGTCCCAATAACTTCGCTTTCCTCGTATTTCGCATTTAGAGTTGGCAGCAGCCCCTCCGAACAAATGCGCCTAACCAGCACAGGGCTGGGTATTGGGACGAGCAGCCCTAGTGTAAAACTGCATGTTTCTACATCGGGCGCTGGTATTCAAGAGCCAATTTGGTTGAACAACGCACAAGCAGTTGGTGCAGGGGTTGGTGCAAGACTTGTTTTTACAGGTACTACAAGCAATAACGGCTTAGCGGCTATTGATGGTGCGTTTGCTGGTGCTACAACCGCAGATGGTGGCTATATGGTTTTCAACACCAGAGCAGTCACTACTGGTGCTTTGACTGAGCGTATGCGCCTCGACTCCTCCGGTAACCTCGGATTGGGGGTTACGCCGAGTGCTTGGAGTTCTGGCGGTCAAATTGCAATGGGAAGTAACAAAGCAATTGTTGCCTCTGGTGAATACAACAACTTTGGAGCAAACTGGTATTACAGCGGCGGGTACAACAAAATCGTATCTGGCTACGCTTCAAACTATTACCAAAACCTAGGCGCACATACTTGGCAAACCGCAGGGACAGGGTCTGGCACTTTCTCATTTACCTCGGCAATGACGCTGGATGCGAGTGGGAATTTGGTAGTTGGGGCTACAAGCGCAAATTCAAAACTTGATGTCTATGGCGTCATTCGATCAAGCAGGACTGAAAACTCAGGCTATTACTCTGAGTTCAAAACAAATTACAGCGATGTAAATACGCTGCAAATTACCGTTCAAGGCAGTACAGTATTCCAAGCAGGTGCGACAAATGATTTGAACATTTACGCATTAGGCGCAAACAATCTGAAGTTGTACACCAACTCCACCGAACGCGCCCGTATCGACTCCAGCGGTAACTTGCTGGTGGGGCGTACTTCTCCTTTTATTAGTGAGAAATTTGGAGTTTACGCAAGCGGCGGTGTTGCTGGAACTTTTAATCAAGGCTCTGCATCATCAAGTGCGGACGGGATTTCCGTATATCACGCCTATGCTTCAGGTTCAAATGCAGCAGTGCAAGTACGTTTCTTTAATTCTAGTGTTGTCTCCGTAGGAACAATTACTTCTGGCGGATCTAGCACTGCCTACAACACATCTTCCGACTACCGCCTGAAAGAAAACATCCAGCCGATGACTGGTGCGCTGGCAAAGGTCGCTGCGCTCAAGCCTGTCACCTACAAATGGAAAGTTGACGGCTCTGACGGTGAAGGCTTCATTGCCCATGAACTGGCTGAAGTTGTGCCCCAATGCGTAACTGGTGAGAAAGACGCTGTGGACGCTGAAGGTAACCCTGTCTACCAAGGTATCGACACCAGCTTCTTGGTTGCAACACTTACAGCGGCTTTACAAGAGGCTCATGGTTTGATTAAAGACCTTCAGGCTCGTGTTGCTGTATTGGAGGCCAAATGAACGAAATTTGGCATCCTTGCGCTGGCTTTGAAACTCATTACGAGGTGAGTAATCTTGGCAATGTGCGTTCAATTGAGCGTTTTGTCAGTCATGCAAAAGGTGGCCTTAAAAAATCGCCTAGCAAAGTTTTGCGTCAGGGCAAAAGCAAATCAGGATATTTTTTGGTCAGTTTTTCCGTTGATGGCGTTAAGTCAAACCACAATGTTCATCGTCTTGTGGCTCGGGCATTTATTGAAAATCAATCAAACAAACCGCAAGTCAACCACAAGAACGGCGTGAAAACTGATAACAGAATGGAAAATCTTGAGTGGGTTACCGCATCAGAAAACGGATTGCACTCTTATGCAGTGCTTGGGAATGTTGCAAAAAACAAACCTGCTTTTGGAATTACAAACCCTAAGGTTAAACCCGTTCTTGCTAAAAATATTCATACTGGTGAAGAAGTTTTGGTGGCAGGAACAAGACAAAAAAGACAGATGGGCTTCAGCCAAACTTGTGTTGACAAGGCCATCAGAGAAGGTAAGCCGTATAAAGGCTGGATTTTTTCGCAAGCCATCATTGAACAACTCAAGGCTGACGTAGCCGCACTGAAAGGAAACTGAAATGACCGTAACCTGGACTATTACTGATTTAAACCGCCGTACTTCTGACGGTTTCGTTACCGCTGCTCACTGGACTGCCACGGCAGTAGATGGAGACTTCTCTGCCTCTATCTATTCCACCGTTGGTTGGACAGAAGGGACTCCTACGGTTCCTTATGCTTCCCTGACTCCTGAAGCTGTTCTGGCCTGGGTGTGGGCCTCTGGCGTGGACAAAGCAGCCACTGAAGCTGCCTTGGCTGCAAAGATCGCTGCGGAGAAGAATCCCACCGCAGCCACTGGACTTCCGTGGTAATTTGTGGTATGCTCTTGGTTTTAACCAGGAGTTTACTATGAATATTACCCTCAGTCTGGATATTAATGAAGTTCAAGGTATTTTGAAGGTTCTCGGAGATCTTCCCACCAGCTCAGGTGCTTATCCTCTGGCGATGAAGATCAAAGAACAAGCAGAAGCTCAAATACCTAAAGAAGAGCCAAAAGAGGAATAAATGGACGAAGTTAGCCACAAAGAGATCTACGATAGGCTTGTTCAAGTAGAACAAAAGGTAGACACCATTGATGCAAACACCAGGAACATGGTAGGTGCATTTAATGCTGCCTCCGGTGCTTTTACGGTGCTTGAGTGGCTGGCTAAGGCTGTTAAACCTATCCTGATCGTTGGAGCCTTCTTTGGGGCTATTTATGCAGCAATTTCTCACAAGGTGTCTCCATGAAAGAAGGCTTACTGAACGGTAAGGTTTGTCCTGTAGCTACTCAGGATATTCAGGTTAATCTAAAGAACCGCAATAACGCCTTCAAGAAGTTTGGTTATGGTCCTCCTGATCCTTCGTTACCTAACGAGGTGTTCTGGATGAAGAAAGCCAAGATGTATAACGCTCCCACTAAGGACGTTAAAAACATGAGGTGTGGTAACTGTTCTGCATTTATTCAGACTCCTGCTATGCTGGAGTGTATCAAGTCCGGTATCGAAGGTAACATGGAGAACGAGAAAGAACTTGCTTATGAAGATCAATTCATGGAAGCAGCTAATCTTGGGTTCTGTGAATTGTTTCATTTTCTCTGTGCTGGTTCCCGCACCTGTGATGCGTGGAAATCAGGCGGTCCTATCACGAAGGAATAATCATGACTACTAAAATGTCTAAAGGTCAGAAAAAGGTCGGTAAAGTTATGCACGAGTACAAAGAAGGTACTCTGCATAGTGGCAAAGGTGGTCCTGTGGTTAAGTCTCGTAAACAAGCCGTTGCAATAGCATTAAGCGAAGCTGGAATGGCTAAAAAAGGTAAGAAAAAGAAATGAGAGAAGTCAGCGTAGGCTTAAACCTTACAGCAGCTACTCAGACGACTGTTTATACAGTTCCTGTTGGCTACTATGCTAAGTGGAATCTTACGCATATAACTAACAGTTCTGCCTCTTCTAAACATATTACGGTTGTTTGGAGAGATGCTAGCACAAGCACAGATATTTATTTGCTAGATGCTTATACGGTAAGTACCAAAGATTTCAAACAGATTGATGGTAATGCTTATTTTGTGCTAGAAGAAGGAGATACTGTTAAAGCCACCAGTGAGGCTGGTAGCACAATAAGTATTATCTGCACATTTGAGCAGATTAAGAAAGAAGGAATCTAAATGTCCACCTACCTTGATATGGTCAATAATGTACTGACCAGACTCCGTGAGCCTACGGTGTCTTCTGTGCAGGATAACTCTTATTCCAAGCTGATTGGTGTTTATGTCAATGACGCTAAGCGAGAGGTTGAAGATGCCTATGATTGGAATGCTTTGACCACTACGCTTACGGCTACCACTGCTGATAGTTTATTTAACTATGTATTGACTGGTTCAGGTACACGCTTTCGTGTCATTGACGTTCTTAATGATACCAACAACTTTCAGATGAAGTATGCTGCCACGGTATGGATGGATAAACAGTTCTTATTGGTTGATAGCGGTAAAGGCGCTCCTGCTTACTATAACTTCAACGGTGTTGATTCCAATGGAGACACTCAGGTTGATGTTTATCCTGTCCCTGACGGTGTATACACTCTGCGATTTAACCTAGTTGTACCTCAAGTAGATTTATCCGCTGATGATGATCGTATTTTAATTGCTCCTCACTTGGTTAACATGCTGGCTTATGCAAAGGCTATCGCTGAGCGTGGTGAGGACTCAGGTATTCTGTCTTCTGAGGCTTACCAACTGTATCGTCTGTCCTTGGCTGATGCTGTGGCTATCGAGCGTAATCGTTACCTTGAAGAAGTGGTCTGGGTGAATCCGTAATGTCTGAACAACTACTTACCTCCAGTATTGCTGCCCCTGGCTTCATGGGGGTAAATACCCAGGATTCCTCTGTGGCATTGGAGTCTGGTTACGCTACTGTTGCTTCTAACTGCATCATCGATAAGTTTGGACGTATTGGGGCACGTAAGGGCTGGCTTCCCAAGCACTCCTCTAACGCTGATCTGAGCACCGCTAATGTTAAAGCAATCGGTGAATTAATTGCAGCAGATGGAACCTCGTATATTGTTGCTGCTGGGAATAATAAATTATTTAAATTAAGTGGTTCCACCCTGTCTTTGCTGACCTATGGCGGGGGCGGTAGTGCTCCAACGATTACCAATGACCGTTGGCAGATGGCTCCGCTGAACGGAATCCTATACCTGTATCAAGAAGGACATGATCCTTTAATCTTCGATCCTGCGGTGTCTGCAACCACGTTTAGGCGTGTTTCTGAGAAGACTGGATACCTGGGCACGGTGCAGAGTTCTAATTGCGTTGTGAGCGCATATGGACGAACCTGGAGTGCTTCTACGAGCACAGATAAGAACACCATTCAGTTCTCTGACCTTTTGTCTGGTTATGTGCTAAATACCGGCTCTTCTGGGTCACTTAATGTTGCTCAGGTGTGGCCTGCCGGTGCTGATGAGATTCAAGGCTTAGCTGCTCATAACAATTATTTGTATATCTTTGGTCGTAGACAGATTCTGATCTACCAGGGAGCTAATGACCCTACTAATATGTCTTTGGCTGATACTGTGAGCGGTATTGGTTGCTGTGCTCGGGATTCCATAAAAGTTACTGGAGATGATATTATCTTCTTGAGCGATACTGGTGTTATGTCCATGAAGCGAGTGGTGCAGGAAAGATCTGCTCCTTTGCGGGATATTAGTGCTAATGTCCGTGATGATTTGGTAGCTGCTGTTAATATTGAAACATTGGCAGACATCAAAGCTGGTTATTCTACTAACAATGCCTTCTATATCCTGACATTGCCTGTGTCTGGAATCACTTATTGCTTTGACCTCAGAAGCACTCTCCCTAACGGAGCTGCTAGAGCCACTACTTGGACTCTTGTGCCTAGAGCATTGTTCTCTAACCGAGCAAAAGAGTTCTTAATGGGTTTTGCTGGATATATTGGATATTACACAGGTCACTTGGACAATACCAGCACCTATCGGATGAGTTATTACACCAACTACTTCGATCTAGGCTCTCCAACAGCTATTAAGATCTTGAAGAAGATAAGTTTCACCATCATTGGTGGTAACGGAGCTGATGTGGTTCTTAAATACGGCTTTGATTATAGTTCTAACTATAACTCTCAGTTCCTTCAGTTAGGAGATGTTAATCCTGCTGAATATGGTATCGCTGAATATAACATCGGTGAGTATACTGCTGGTGTTGTGTTTGATAATCAAAAGGTTCAAGTTGGTGGGGCTGGTAATATCATTCAATTAGGTATTGAAACAATCATCAGTGATTTTGAGCTTTCAATTCAAAAACTAGACGTATTCTGTAAAGCAGGAAGGACTCGGTAATGAGTAACTATGTAAAGAGCACGAACTTTGCTACCAAGGATAGCCTAGCATCAGGTAATCCTTCGAAGCTGGTTAAAGGAACAGAACTCAATACAGAGTTCGATAATATTGCTTCAGCAATCACCTCTAAAGCAGACGCAGCTAACGCTGCTTTGACGGGTACTGCTACAGCGGTTAACTTAACGGTATCTGGCACGTTCACTGCCACCGTAGACGGAGGGACTTACTAATGGCACTCACACCAGAAGAACAAAAGGCAGTCAGCGGTCTGCTTAGTGGGGGCGTTGGTGCTCTCGGTACGCTAGGAGCTGCTCAGTATGGAGCTAATCAGCAGAATCAATTAGCTCAGAACCTATTGGCTACAGGTCAGCAGGCGGCTCAAGCTGCTCAGTTCCGTCCTGTTGGTGTTACCTCCCGGTTTGGCACTAGTGGCTTCACCTATGATGACCAAGGTAGGCTCACTGGTGCAGGTTATCAGGTGGCTCCTGATGTTGCTGCTATGCGTGAGCGTTTGCTCGGTCAGGCAGGTACTAACCTAGAACAAGCCACTCAAGCTGCTGGTCAGATCGCTCCTGTTGGCGCTGCTGCTCAGAGTTTGTTTAATCTTGGTCAGGGATACCTTGCAGAGTCTCCGCAAGCGGCTGCTCAGCGAGTGATGCAACAACAGCAGTCTTTGCTGCAACCAGGACGTGAGCAACAGTTGGCTCAATTGACCAACCAACAGTTCCAGCAGGGTCGCCTTGGTCTTGGCGTTGGTGGAACCTCTGGTGCTGGCGGTAGCGTGGCTATGGGTGCTTCTAACCCGCAGCTCCAGGCTTACTATAACGCCTTGGCTCAGCAGGATGCTCAGTTGGCTGCTAACGCAATGCAACAAGGTCAGCAACAGACTAGCTTCGGTGCTGGTTTGTTCAACACTGGTGCTAATCTGCTTGGTCAAGTTCCTGCTTATCAAGTGGCTGCTCTGGCTCCGTATACTCAGTACCTCACTGGTGCTAGCACTGCTGAAGCCTTGGGCCAGAATCCGTTGGATGTATCTACCAAGCTGGGAGCACAGCAGTCCACTTCTGGTGCTAACGTGGCAGCTATTCTTAATCAAGCTGCCGCAAGAGCCTACGTTCCTTCTCAAGAAGCTGCTACAATGAAGCAACAGGCACTCACTAGCGCGGCTAAGGGGTTTAATAAGTATGCCTCAGATCCCATCGCTCAGTTAATTGCCTCTCTTGGTGGTTCTTATACTGGTTCTCCTCTTGGAAATACCTTTGATTGGTTAAACCTTAAAAATGTTCAAACTGAGGATATGTCAAAATATTTTGATGAGAATGGCGATCTTATCACTGGTTACGATTAAGGAGCAATGATGGCTACGGATTACACACGACTTTTCCCAGGAACTCTGACAGCTGAAGAAATGCAGCGTCAGATGATTAGCGATCAGGCGATGAAAGAGGCAACTCTTACGCCTTCTCAGCGTCTTGCTAGCATGGGTTATGAGGCAGGAGCTCGATTGGGCCAAGGTCTTGCACAGGCATCTGGAGTTGAAATACAAGATCCTACTATTAAACGTGAAATGGCTCTTCGTCAATTGGCTCAAGGGTTGAATTTTCAAAGCATTGATGGTTTGACCGAATATGCCAACCGTCTAAGCCAGGCTGGTTTTGCAGCAGAAGCTGCTCAACTTGGAGATGTTTTATCAACACGTAGACAACAAGCTGCTCAGGCTTCCTTGACAGCCATGAAGACTTCTCGTGAGTTGCAAGCCTATAGCCGTGAGGATAAACTACAAGCTGAACTGGCTGCTTTGCCTGAAGGCGCCACAGAAGACGATATTCTTAAAGTCCTTCGTATGTATGGCGATCCTAAGGCCGCAGTTGCTGGTCTTGAGCGTAGCTCCATGAAAAAAGCAGAATTGGAAGCTAAAAAAGAATTGGAAAAAGAAAGATTGCAGCAGCGTGCAGATGAAAAAGAGCGTGATCGTGCATTCAAAGAAGAAATGATTCGTCTCCAAGCTTCTTTGCGTCAGTCTAACACCGATCTTCAGCGTACCCTGATTCAACAGAAGATTGATGACCTGAAGGAAAAAGCTGCTGATCGTGCAGATAAGAAACTTGCAGCAGCAGAGAGTGCTGTTGGAGCTGCTGATCGTATCGTTGGTAAGGTTGATGAAGCCTTGCCTTTGGTGTCAGGTCTTACCACTGGCCTGGGTTCTGTAACTTCGTTTATTCCTGGCACTGCTGGAGCTAATCTTCGCTCCACTATTGAAACTATCAAGGCTAACCTTGGTTTTGATCGTCTTCAGCAGATGCGTGATGCTTCTCCCACCGGTGGTGCATTGGGTCAGGTTGCTGTTAAGGAATTGGATGCTTTGCAAGCCTCAGTATCTTCTCTAGACTTGAATCAATCTCCTGATCGTCTTCGTAATAACTTGGAACAAATCAAGACTCATTATTCTCGCTGGCGTGATGCAGCTCTTGGTAAGCTCCCGGCAGAAAAGCGAACTGAACCTGGAGCTGGTGCATTGACTCCTTCGACTGCTCCTACAGGAACTGGCGAATGGTCTATTAAAAGGGTTCAATAATGCCTAAGTTTCAAATTACTGCCCCTGATGGTAATACGTATGAGATTAATGCTCCTGAAGGGGCTACAGAGGCTCAGGTTCTGGAATATGCAAAACAGAACTATTCAAAGGCTCCTGCACAAGCTCAGGCCCCTTCTACAACGGATCAGCTTAAGCGTCAGGCAGGCTTGACTGCCCGTACAGCTATCGAAGCTGCCTCTGCACCTGTGAATGCTGTGGCTGACTTCCTTGCTGGTGCTTATAATCTCGGTGCTCAGGCGCTGGGTTCTGAAAGCAGGGTTCCTACTATGACTCAAGTTCAGCAACGTGGACTGACTCAAATGGGTCTGCCTACGCCTGAGACAACCGCTGAGAAAGTGGCTCAAGGCGGTGTAGCTGGTCTTATGGGAGCCGCTATCCCCGCTACTGTAGCTCCCAAGACTGTCCTAGGCGCTGATCTGGCTCGTGCTCTGCCTGCCTCTGCCGCGGCTGGTACAGTGGCTCAGCCTGCCGCTGAAGCTGCCAAAGAGATCACAGGCAGTGACATAGCTGCCACGATTGCAGGTATTGGCGTAGGTGCTGTGGCTGCTGGGGGAGCAGGTAGACTTGCAGGCGCTCTAACGGCTGAAAAAGCTCCTGTAATCACGATGGAGCAGGTCAAACAGCGTGCTCAACGCTCTTACACAGCTATGGAAGATGCCGGGGTGTCTATCAAACCTCAGAGCGCCTTGGGCATGGTTGATGATATTCGTAACAGTCTGGAAAAGGCTAACTATCTTCCTCAAGATCCTGGTCAAGCAAAGATCAAGGTTGTCCTGGATAAGTTTGAAGACATTATTGGTCAAAAGCGTGTTCCTTTTACTAAGTTGGAACAGATGCGTAGCCTCGCCAACGATGTAAAAGGATCTACTGATCCCAATGTACGTCGACTTGGTGGAGTGATGGTGTCTAAGATTGATGATTATATCTCTAACCTCAATGGTAAGGACATTATCGCTGGTAAAGGCAACCTAGACGAAGCCGTTAAGAACGTCATGGATGCCCGTAAGGATTGGCGTAATCTTAGCCGAGCCAATGTGCTGGAAGATATTCTTGACGTTGCTGCTGTCAAGGCTGACAACCCAAAGGCTTCTGAAGCTGAATTGATCCGTAAAGGGTTTATTAATCTTGCTGCTAACAAAGACAAGATGCGTCTGTTCACGGAAGCAGAGCAGAATGCCATCCGTAGCGTCTCCAAAGGCGGTTCTATGGACTCCCTACTGTCATTTATCAGTGGTTTTAATCCATTCCGTAGTGAGCTGGGGCGGGGTGCTGTTGCACTGACTGCTACTCAGAGTCCTGCCTTGGCAGTTACCCTGGGTGCTGGTGGTCTAGGTGCTGACGCTGTTCAGCGAGCCTTGCGTACTCGCCAAGCTAACCAAGCGATTAGCGGTCTTCTTACTGGAACTACGGCAATGCCTGCTGAGAACCAAGCTTGGAGAGGCTTGCTTACAGGTGCTATGAATCCTCCAGGGCAATGATCGACCCTGTAAGTGCTTTTGCGCTGGCTCAAGGAGCTATCAAAGGTGTAAGGGCACTTACGGCTCTATATAAAGAGGCCAAACAAGCCGGTAAAGAAGTTGCTGACATAGCCTCAGAAGTCTCTGGTCATGTCGGTAAGTTCATGGAGGGCACTGAGAAGCTCCAGAAGATAGAGATTGAGTCCAAACTAGCTCCTCCAGACCCTGCCAAGAGCATCCAAGCGCAGGCTTTTGAGAACATCATGCGTAGGCATGAGTTACAGAAGATGGAGACTGAACTCAGGGAGATGCTTATCTATGAGCTTGATATGCCTGGGGTCTGGAAAGAGTTCACTGCTGAGAGGCATAGGCTTACGATTGAACTTGAAGACAGGATGGCTCAAGAGCTAAAAGAGAGACGAATAAAAGAGGCTAGACGATCCAAGAAACTAGAAAAGATCAAGATTAAAGCAGCTATATCCATAGCTGTTTTTCTTTGGTTCTTTGTTTTCTCAACTCTTATGTATGGTCTTTATCTAGATGCACAGGAGCGTAGGTTGCTAGATAAGTTTGATCGTAAACAGTTTGAATATCTATGGATCAACGATCCTGATTATGCTGAGTGCTGGAAGGTCTTCCAAGCTACCTCAATGCTCCCAAGTTTCTGTAGAAAGGACTAATTATGTTAACTTTATTGTCTACCCTTATCAGCTTCCTCATGGGTGGCCTACCTAAGCTCTTGGACTTCTTCCAGGACAGGTCTGACAAGAAACACGAGCTTGCCTTAGCTGCTATGCAGACTGAGCGTGAGCTTGCCATGCTTGAGAAGGGCTACGCTGCACAGGCCAAGGTGGAAGAGATTCGCCTAGACGAGATTAAGACCTCCAGCAATGCTGAGACCACCCAGGCCATCATCGGTGCTCAACAGGCTGAGATGCAGGCCCTGTATGCCCACGATATGAGCTTAAATGAAGGCACATCTCAGTGGGTTAAGAACCTTCGTGCTCTGGTGCGTCCCTTGATTACCTATGGCTTCTTTGGCTTGCTGGTTATGATTGATTGTCTTCTGTTCTGGCACGGCTTCAAGCAGAATGTTGATTTCACCACTTTGGCAGACCAGTTGTGGGATAATGAGACTCAGGCGCTGTTTGCTTCCATTATTGCTTTCCACTTTGGTGGTCGGGCCTTTGGAAAATGATAAGCGACAAAGCCATTGAGATGATTAAACACCATGAAGGAGTTCGACAGCTTCCATATCGTTGTCCTGCTCTGCTGTGGACCGTTGGTGTTGGTCATGTTATTGACCCTAATCATATCAAAATACCTTTAGAACAACGTAAACAACTTGCTATTCCTGACGGATGGGATAGGAAGCTTACAATGGAGGAAGTAAATGAAATATTACGAAGGGATCTGGAGTCTTTTGTCAGAGGTGTTCTACGTCTCTGTCCTAATAGCGCTACTAACCAAGGCCACCTTGACGCTCTCACTAGCTTTAGCTTTAACGTAGGGCTAGGGAACCTCCAGAAGTCTACCATACGGATGAAGTATAACCGTGGGGACATTGAAGGAGCCGCTGAAGGCTTCCTAGACTGGACCAAGGCAGGCGGTAAGGTACTACCTGGACTGGTGAAGCGAAGGAACGATGAAAGAGCACTTTTCTTAGGTGCATAAAAGAGGCCCCGTGAGGGGCCTTTTTAGTTACCAGAAGAAGGTTATTTGAACGAATCCAAGTAATATCACTATACCTGTCTTTTCATATATTTCTTCTTCGTCAACCTCAACGTACAAGGTGTCCGCATGAGCGATACCGAATACGAGTCCGTGGATGAAGTCGATACTGCAATTCATCAGAATGCAATCTCACAAGCGCCAGCGGTGCAGGATAGCATCTGAGCGCCTTCCACGTTATCAGTTCCCTCGATGAATGCGTCCCAATCGATGTCTTCTGGCATTGATAGAGCCATCTGGAGGTACTCACCAGCAGTGATCTCCTCGTAGGGAGCCTGACGATACGTACCGCCATCGTAGGGCAGGTAAGACACGCCAGTGACCTCATCGAAGTGATCCCAAGTCCAAGCACCGACTTTAGGCCATTCATTCTCGTTCACGGAAATGGTCACAGAAGGCTTATGCTCACACCAGTGGCGCTGGAATACCAGCCAGAGGTCCAGGTGCTCAATAGCACTTAGATCCTCCCGTAACACCGCCCCTTCGCCCACCTTCTGAGGAAAGCTAAACACAGTGGTTGAATCAGGTTTCATCACACACGGCTCAGACGGGAACCCTTGAGACTTAAGGAAGTTGGTCAGAGGGTCTTTGTTGTCAGAACGCACACGGCGAATGTAATACTGACTATGCTGGGGATGGATACCACTAGCAGTTCCCGTGAGCTGAGACACAGTGCCTTCCGGTTTAACGCAAGTAATAGCGGCAGACACAGGGATGCCAAGATCGTTAGCCATCCGAGCATTTGTATCAATAGCAACATTCTTCAACTCCTCAAGTCGCTTAGGCAGGTCCAGGTCGTAGGCACTGTTCAGCAACGGATTATCAAGAATACCGGTCATAGACACGCCGAGGAGACGCTCTTCCTCGGTGTTGGTCTGCCAGATCTTCCGCAGGTACGGGAAGTGGGTCATGGTCGATTGAAAAGTGCCCAGAATCGTTGCCAAGCGTACCTTGTTACGAAGTCGATCCATATCATCCCCGTTACGAACAATAACGGAAGAAAGATTGCAAAATTGATAAGGTCTAAGAATAATCTCGCTGCAAGGGTTTGTACCCCATTCTTTACCCAGGCTACGACGGCCATTCTTTTCTGCTTGAAGCTCTGACGCATAACGATTGAAGATTCCTCGCTCACCGGAGTGAGATTCATAGATGTTAGACCATTCACGCATGAACTGACCAACGTCAGGCTTTACCTCGTAGACAGCACTGTTGTTAGCTAA